AGTAGACCGTCATGCCGACTGTCGCGTCGGGCAGTCCTCGTGCCACTTGCACGCAATCCGCATTCCAGATCGTGAAGTTCTTCCCCGAGAATTGATCGTTTACTTTGTTCATTCTGATCTCCACGACGTGAGCCCTGCTCATCGCCTGTTGCTTCACGTATTCAAAGCCAAACCGGCAGTTCCATCGACTTCCGGTGTTCAACCATTTCGATCTTCGCTTTGCCTTTCAGCGCTCGTTTGGTGAGGTCTTTCATGTGCTCCGCCATTTGTTGGAGCATGTAGTCTGCGGCTTTCTCCTTTGCGTCGAGGTTGGAAACGACCGCGCCCTCCGTCTCGGCTGCGATGCAGTATACGTGCACGGGCTTGGTTTGGCCGAACCGCCAGCATCGACGGATGGCTTGGTATTGCTGCTCGAATGAATTGTTGAGCCCGACGAATATCATCCGATTCGCGATCTGGAAGTTGAGACCCCATCCCGCGATCTGCGGTTTGCTCACGAGTATCTTGACGCCGCCTTTTGCAAACCCGAGCAGTCGTTCGGCCTTCACGTCAGCATCGTCCGACCCGCTCACTTCGACGGCGCCAGTGATCGCAGATGAAAGCGCCTTGGCTTCGTCGTTGAGATTGCACCAGACCAACCAAGACTCGTTCGGGGCTTTGTCGATCAGGTCGACTGCGGCTTGCACTCGTGTCGATATGCTGTCGCGTGCCGTCGCGCGCTGTTCCTGCAACGTCGTCGCTTCCATCGGAAACAACAGCCCCGTGTCGAGTGAGTGCTTGTACTCAACGGGCACCGTGATCTGATGCTTGTAAAGCGGAGGCAGATCGTATCCCGTGTCGTCGTATCCGATGTCGCGGGGATGACGGATTACGACTGCCCACGTTGAAATCCAGCGCCAAAAGTCACTCTCGGCGTGGCCCTTCAATCGCCAGTCCGCGATCGGCTTCGAGCCGTGATTGTGCATGTTGGTCGCTTTTCCCGACCCATCGTGCACAAACCACGTCGCCAGCATTTCCTTGGCACTGAGAACGCCAAGAAACTCCGCGTGGTTGCCAAGCTCCACGTAGTCGTTCGGTGCAGGTGTCGCCGTGCAGCAAAGCCGGTATGGAACGTCGCGGCACATCTCGGTCAGGATCGCGCGGGTCTTGCTGTCGTGCGCCTTGATGATCGAGCTTTCGTCGAGCACGATTGCGCAGAATTCGGCCATGTCGAACTTCTCGACGCGATCGTAGTTCGTGACCACGATGCGCGTTGAAACTTCCGACTGGTCGCGAGCGTATGCCACGCCGTCGATGCCGAACTTCTTCGCCTCGCCAACGGTCTGTTGGGCGACGGCTAATGGCGTGAGGATCAACACTCGGCCGTTCTCGTGCTTGGCGACGATATCGGCCCATGTAAGCTGCATGAGGCTCTTGCCGAGACCCGTTCCAGCGAATATCGCGGCACGCCCCATCGTCAGCGCCCATGACACGATATCGGCCTGGAACGGCTTCAGAGCATCGGGGAGTTTGGGGACTTTGCGCAGTCCGGCCGGCCGGGGCTGAACCATCTTGCGGGCGATAAAATCGATATACGGATCGGTTGTCATTGTAATGTTTCCTCGTGCATCCAGACGAGAACGACAGCGTTCCCCTCGGTTCCCCATACCTGCCAGCCCTTGGCGATGTAGTCCTTGGCCATGTCGAGGGGCACGCGCTTGTGCCAGTGGTTTTCGTAGCTCATGAGCTTGCCCCCAGAACGTCGTTCCAATCGCCTTCCAGGTCGGGAATTCGAACCTCGGCCCGTAGCCCTTCGATGTTGAGCCGGTGCGCAAGAGACCACGCCGCTGCTTGCCCCGTGCAGTTCGCGTCGTTGTCGCCGAACACGATGATGTTGCGGGCGGTGATGGGCGGTTGCCACTTGAGCATTCCGCCGGCCGACAGAGCCGACCACACGGGAACGTCGAACAGCTTCGACGCTGCCATGGCTGTTTCGACGCCTTCGGCAATCCCCATCGTGTCCGCGGACGGGGCGAGGCGAACGGCGCCCCCGTGCGGGATTTGCGCCGGGGCGAGCTTGCGCGGCTTCGGCACTTCCGCCTTGCGCCCGTTGCTGTCGAGGTAGGTGTACTGGATCGTATGCTTTGCACGATCTGGGCCGACGAACAGCGCCAGCATGACTGGGTGTTCCGTCTTCGACTTGTCGTCGTGATAATACGAGAACTTGGCTATCCAGCGCAGAGAGGCCACACCCTCGAACGACAGCCCGCGCCGGGCGAGATACAAGGACGCGGGATCGTCGCCATCGAGCGGCAGAGCCGCACGCCACACGCTTTCGAGCCGATCGATGTTGTCCGACGATCGCTTCGCCTTGGGCACCTCGACCACCGCTGATGGTAGATGTTCCTCGATCAGCCGCTTGGCCTCGATAAACGTCATGCCCTTGAACTTCATCACGAGGTCCACGCCGGAACCCGCCCCGCACTGGTTGCAGTAAAACGATCCGCTGCCGGCCTTGTCGTCCCACCTGAAACGATCGGTTCCGCCGCACATCGGGCATGGGCCGTGCTTGCGCGAGAGGAACTGCTCGTGAATGCCGATCGCCGGGAGGAGGTTGCGCCAGCGCCCAATGGCGCGGTCTTGAATGCGCTCAAACTGCATGTGCCGCCTCCGTCTTCTTTGACTTGGCGAACCGGATGTTCTTGTGCCGGACATAGGCGCTGATCATCGGCCCCGGTGGAATACTCCCCTTGAACAACCCGCGCGGCCACACGCCGAAAATCTCGCGGTAGGTATGATCGGCAAATCCCTGTTTCTTGCCGCGCTCCTCGCAGATGCCGACAAGCTCGCTGTAGACCCGCTGCTTGCCGAGCTTGCGGAGCAATTCGACGACTGGCGTAGTTGCGCCGCCGATCTCCGCCAAGTCTCCATCGCCAACCGATACGCCAGTGCGGGGCGGTGCCACCGTTCCGCAACATGGGCACTCACGCATCAGCGCCGGGATCAGCGCCGCGCATTTCGTGCACTCGCGCGGCTGGGCGAGCTTGCGTTCCTTTGCCTTGCGTTCGCTGGCCGACTGCGGCCGGCCGTCGTCGAGACCGTCGTGGTCGATGTCCGTGACCATGCCGAGCCGAAGATGGGTATCGGAATGGTCGAGGATGATCGCATGGTCCTTGCCGTCAGCCGTCCTCAGCGCGCGGCCGATGATCTGCACGAACAGCATATCCGACTTCGTCGGGCGAGCGAGGATCAGGCAGCGCACATCCCAATCGATGCCGGTGGTCAGGCACCCAATGTTGCAAACCACCTTCACGTCACCGGCCGCCAGTCGTTTGCCGATGGTCTCGCGTTCCTCCCGGGGCGTGTTGGCGTCGACGTAGGCGGTCGGAACACCTGCCTCGGTGAACTGCATGGCCAGCAATTGCGCATGCGCCCGATTGACGGCGAAGCACAGCGTGGGGCGGTTTTCACCACGAGCCAGCCACTGCGTCACCACGTCGGCCACGAGATGGGCTTTCGACATCGCCTGCGCGAGGTCGCCCTCGTGGTAGTCGCCGGCCACGGTGCGAACGCCGGTCAGGTCGGGATGGCTCGGCGCGAACACGCGGAATTTCGACAGCATGCCGAGGTCGATGAGTTCCTGCGTCGAGGTCGGCTTGATCAGGTGGTCGAAGCGCTTGCCGAGGCCCTTGGCCCATGGTGTCGCCGAAAGACCGATGAACAGCTTCTCGGGGGATTCGTCCATCCAGGTTTGATAAACCTTGTGCATCACGTGGGCTTCGTCGATCACCACGAGGTCGACGTTGGGCCGGTCGCGGCGGGCGAGCGATTGCGCCGTGGCGATCTGCACCGGGGCGCCGGGTCGCTTCCATGGATGGTCGGCCTGGATCACGCCCATGTCGGCCGGGCTGACCCCGTTCTCGACGAAGCGCTCGAAGGTCTGATCGACGAGGCTGATCGAAGGCACGCAGAACGCCAGCGATTTACCCTTGGCGCGAGCACCGGCGACGATGTGGGCTGCGATCACGGTCTTGCCCGCACCGGTGGGAGCCTGGAGCATCGGGCGGCGATGTCCATCCACGATCGATTGCTTGAGTTCGTCGATGGCTCGTAGCTGGTGGGGGCGTAGCGGCTTCAGCGAGGTCATGGCAGCACCTCGCCCGTAGAGGTAGCGTCAATTCTTTCCTGGATGGAAGAATCCTCCAAGGAGGATACAGACTCAGAGACAGAGACAGAGCGGACTTCCGTGACTTCGACTGTGACCTGACCGTGACCGTGACGCTTCCTCGACCGTGACCGCCTCTTTCGCTCGTCTTGCGTGAGGTCTCGACCGTCCCACTGGAATTGCCGGCCGTCCCAATTATGAGGACGAATGGTTGGTGTCGTTCCTTGCATCTCGACGATATCGAGAAGCCCGAATTCGATAAGATCGTTCACGAGGTTTTCGACGTCCGTCCGTGAACACCGCATATAGAATGCGAGGTCTGGGATCGGCGGCAAAAATCCGCCCGGGCTGCGCTTGGCGATCGCCAGAAGGCGCACCCATCCCCAGCCATGCCGATCACTCAAAAGTGCCGTCTTAGGGTCGTCGATAATCTCGACGTACATCCGATACCAGAGCGAATAGCGCGCTGATTTTGCCTTGATTTCGGCAGATTTATTCTGCATAACTACCTCGCTTTTGAATTTTTACCCCCGCGGCCCGGCAAGGCTGAGCGGGGGTTTTCTTTTCAGGCTTCGACGAGTTCTTTGGCTGGCTGCACCGTGGGCACCGATGGCCGGTTGCGGGGCTCTGGATGGCCCGTGCAGCGGTGCAAATGGGCTGGGCAGTAGGACGTGCCAACCGCTCGATTCAGGCCGCAGAAACCGAAATCGTGGGCTTGCGGATCACCGACCGGATAGCGGCAGTGCCAGGGCTCGAGGTCTGCGAAGGCTACGCGGGGAATGTCGTCAATGCTCGGAGGCGGTAGGGATGCCGGCTGCGGTTGGCCGTCGTGGTGGTAGCGCAGGCCGGTGACGCTGCCGACGCGGGGCGCCCGCTTGACGGGTTTCGGGGCTGGCGCGCGGCGTTCGTAGCTGCGGCGTGAGGCACCATCGATGGGGCGCAGCAACAGCGGGACGCCGATGCGGTGCAGCTTTCCGATCACGGCGTTTCGAGAAATCCCGCCCATGAGGTAGGCGATTGACGATGCCGAAAGCGGCGGGGCTGTTTGGCGAGCCAGCGTTTTGAGTTGCTCGATTTTGTCGGTATCCCAGATCATTGCAGAACCTCCGGGCGCCAAGGGGTGACAACATCCAACCAGCCAAGGGAGTTGGGCTTTGCGTGCCATCCCCACCGCTCGATCAGTTCCGCGGCAATAGATCGGCTGTGGTCATCGCAGGGCATGCGTCGTGTCCATGTGGGGCCGTGGATAACGATCTCTGCGTGGTCGCCCAGCGTGTTGATCTGGCCACGGTCAAGTGCTAATGTTCCGTCCATGTTGGCCCCTCCTACGGGCGCGTATGACGTGGAGCATGCTCTACGAGCTGTCTCCGTAAGCGCCGGTGGTGAGATCGAACCTCGCCATCGGCGCAACTGTTTCCAGTGTCCAGGTTGGGGCCGACCGCTTCAGTCAGCCGGCCCCGTCTGGAGGGCACCAGATGCCACCTTTCGGCAGCGGAGGATTGGCGGATCAGCAACGCCTGATTGAGGTCAGGGCTCATGCCTTGCGAACACGATCATCCACCAACCCGCCGATAACGACGGGCAGATACACAGACGCAACGGAACGGGGAACGCTGACTGACACCGGCCTGGGCCAGATTACTTCACGCGGCGGCTCGGCTTTCGTTTCCCACCCGCTTGGGGCGGTAGCTGGCCATGTAGTCGCGTAGCGTGTCGATGGTCCTCGATTTGATATCGCGACCGTCACGCACTTCAAACACAAAAGTGGGGTCGTTCAAAGCGTTGCGCCCGAACGTCGCCGCTGGCATCCCGGTCTTGTCCAGGAACGCCTCGATTTCTGCTGCGATTTGATCTCTCAATTTCATGCTCCCACCCTAGTTGCCGTAGCCCTACAAGTCAAGCTGTAGTAGGCCGGATGTTGAAAAGATTGAGTTATCCACAATTGTTGGGTTGCGGCTACTTTTCTTGTTGACGTGTAGGGTAATCCCAACTAGGGTTAGCTCATCACCGCCGCAGATGACGCCGCCTCGTCGGCCCAACAGCGGAAAGGAAACCAGCCCCAGAACGCCAAAGGCGCGGCGGTGATGCTTCAAACAGGAGACGGCCATGTCCATCGAAGTCACCAGCGCCGAACTGATCCAGGCAAAGCGGGCTGTGCTGGTGATGAACGACATGACGAAGCTGGCTTTTTCGATGGCGTCGAAAACAATGCCACTAGAAGTCAAGAAAGACATTTTGGCTTTGACGAAGCTGCTCAGGAAACTGGATGCCGTGGCCAAGTAGGCGCGGCGGTGATGCTGAAACATCAGGAGGGACATTCACCCATGACAATTGAGCGCAAAGGTCGACCGGTTCTGGTGACGACGGAATTCCGAGGCGTGTTTTTCGGGTACGCGGAAAACACCAGCGGCGACACGATCACGCTGACCGCCGCACGCAACTGCATCTATTGGCCGAGCGGCAATGGCGGGTTCGGCGGACTGGCCAGTGAAGGCCCCGCGAAAGGTGCCCGTATCGGTGCGCGTGTCGATCGGATCGAGCTTCGCAAGATTACGGCTGTTGCCGAATGCACTCCCGCATCTGTCGAAGCGTGGGAGGCGGCCAATGTCTACCGCGGATAACAACGACGGCTCCGGCTCCGGCTACGGCTCCGGCGACGGCTCCGGCTACGGCGACGGCTACGGCTACGGCTCCGGCTACGGCTCCGGCGACGGCTCCGGCTACGGCGACGGCTACGGCTACGGCTCCGGCTACGGCGACGGCTCCGGCTACGG